GACTATATAGGTTCGGAACGAACCGTGGTAAATAGCTGTAACCTCTGCACGTAGTGCTAGTCACTAGTGTGTAAGTAAGCAGTGTTCCCAGAAGCTCGTTACTTTAGTGACGAGTAGTTCACATATGTTGACGGTAACGTAGACAAAGAATAGGGGTACTTAATTTATGAAGTTTAAGTTCACGGCCCTTGCGGCCATTTATGCGGCGGCTGTCCTTGACGGCGAGCGTGCATTCCCGGCTGATATTCCTACTATCATCCAGCCACAGGTTGGACAGATTTTGGGTTTATCCGACGCCTCCGCAGACGCTTCTGGCTCCTCACAAGCACCGGCGGCAGACTCCTCTGCGCCGGAGTCCTCTGCGGCGGCGGAATAGTAATTGGCTTTCTCCTAGCCAAGTTTCTGTAGGTAATAGGGTGGCGTAAGTCACTCTGTTTTTATTTTTTTTAGATAGTTGACTATATTATTGTTTGGAACCTTAAAGGAGGAAAACCATGAAGGATATTGTAGACCTGATTATTTCGATTGCGATTGCGGCTATCCCTATTATTGGCGCTTTTGTGTCTCAGAAATTAATCAAGAATAACAAAGCACTCACTGTGATTCAAGCAGTCGAGCCCCTAGCTAAAGATGCTGTTACAGCGGCTCAAAAGTTAGGTGTAGATAAACAGATTGATGGTGCGGCCAAGAAGTCTCAGGCTGTCCAAAGTGTTGTGAATAGTTTAAGTTCTCTTGGCTTTAGTAAGGCTGACGAGGATATGATTGCCGATGCAGTTGAGCGTGCTTATGCAAGTATGCAAGATACCCTTCATGCGGCTTATCCTACGACTACAACCACTACGACTACTGTTGCTCCTGCTACTTCAACGACAACTACAACTGTCGTTCCAAGTACAACGACCAGCACCACTTCGACCACTCAAGCTCCTGTAGCAGTATCTTCTACGACTACCACTACAGCAGTTCAAGGAGGCAAAGATGCAGGTCAAGCAAGTAAGTAAATTTTCTAAAGTTGTAATGACATTCTTTGCACTGGTGATTGCGTTTGCATTCTCTGGTGCGGCTATTGTGGTTAACGCGGCCACTCGTGAATATGGTCCTGACTGGTCTAAGTACCAAGGCAACTATGGCCGATATGGTACCGCAAAAGATACTTTTGCTATTGCTCAAGTTGGTGGTACCTATGGTGGTTACTACGTTGACCAGTCCACGTATAATACTCAGGTATCTTCTGGGATTGCGGCTGGTAAGCGGATGCACACCTATATCTGGTATCAGGTAGGTGGTAGTCAGTCTATTGCCGCCGCCGCGCTTAACCGTTTCTTACCTAGGGTTCAAACACCTAAGGGTTCTATTGTTGCTCTTGATTATGAAGCGGGGGCTTCTAGTAACAAGCAGGCCAACACTAATGCTATCATTTATGGTATGCAACGAGTAAAGGCCGCTGGTTATACGCCTGTTTTGTATTCGGGTAAATATTATCTTAATGCTCATGTATATTATTCTCAAATCAACAAGGCTTTCCCAACTTCTCTTTGGATTGCCGGTTACCCACTTAGTGGTATTCAAACAGTTGCTCCATTCCAATATTTCCCGTCATATGACGGTATTGCTATTTGGCAGTTCACATCTAGCTATGGTACTACTGGTAACGATGGTAATGTTGACCTTACTGGTATCACTCATAATGGTTATGATGGCTCTTACAAGACTTCCACTGGTAAAGTGGTCGTTAAGCCATCAACATCAACACCGGCGGTAAGCGCAGGCCAACAAGCCAACTCTATTCCTAAGTCCGCTATTAAAGTAGGGGATGCTGTAAAGGTCAATATGGGTGCTAGGCACTGGGCTAATGGTGCTTCTATTCCTTCTTGGGTACGGGGTAAGACATACCATGTATCTCAAGTTAAGGGTAACCAAGTATTACTTGGTGATGGTATCATGAGCTGGATTAACAAGAGTGACATTGAAATTCTTGCAACTCCGGCTACAGTAATCAAAGCTAATCAGACTTCTGCAACTGGTAAGGAATTTGACTATGCTCAGAACGGTACATTCAGCCCAAGTGTTCGTGTAAACGTCCGTCTTGGTATGGGTAACCAGTACCGGATTACAGGTCAACTCAAGGTTGGTAATACCATTCGTTACAACCATGTTTACATGCGTAACGGTATCGTGTGGGCCCGTTATCAGGCTTACACAGGTACTCGCTATGTTGCCCTAGGTGTTAACGGTGGTCAGTCTTATGGCTCACGTAATGGCCTTTCAGTAGCTTCTAGCTACACTGTAAAGCACACTTACTACACTGTTAAAGCTGGGGACAGCTTCTGGTCCATTGGTCATAAGTATGGTATCAGCATGTACACTCTCGCGGCACGTAACGGGGTTTCAGTAAACCACGTTATCCATCCGGGACAGCATTTACTTATCAAGTAATAAGGGTAGCGCCTTTAGGGGCGCTATTTTTGTGCACTCATTATGGTATAATAGAGTTATAAAGACTATATTAACTTAAGAATGGTGGTGGAATAATGCCTCAGTATGATGCGTTTGGTAATCTAAAGAGAATGGCCTTCGTTTTCGGAGGCACCACACTTACTCTTTTAGTTAACCCACAGAATTATCAATATCAAGGAACTCAACGTGCAACTAATATTAAAACTCAATCAGATAATGTGATTGAAAACTATGGTCCAGACTTTCCAATTATTTCAATTACTGGGAACACTGGTTACCGCAAAGCTTGGGACCAAGATACCGGTACTTACCTAACTGGTAAAGGCCGCTTTGACCGTTTGCGTAACTTTTTTCTTGGATACATGGGTACTCAGGTTGATGGTATGGCTACAAGTGGTCCTATGTATTTCTATAATTGGACAGATGATTTAAGTTATACAGTAACCATTCCAGCCGGGGGTTTCCAGTACAGCCGTAGTGTTGATACAACTCTCTTATACAACTATAGTATTTCACTACTGGTATTAAGCGGGGCTGACCAACCTAATCGGGGGAACATTGTTAACCCTATTATTGGTTCCGGAACAGGCTCTAGTGTATCAAATGGTATAAGTGTATCTACTCAGCGTAAAAACGACCCGGGTACTAATACTGTTACTATTTCTACACAAGGGCCAACTCATTCAATTGGTGATACGGTAGCCCCTAGTAAAGCGGCTGGACTTACTCAGAAAAAGCCTTCTGGGTCAGTTATTAGTGGCGGCATTGGAGACGTTTTGAAAAAGAATGTTGCCCTGTTAGGTAAAACATCAGGGGCGGGGGTGAAATAAATGGCAGTTAGTGCAGATTTATACAGGTTTATTGGTGGCCTATCCATTGATGGCACTGGCAAAATTATAGAAAATGAGCTGGATAAGAAAAGTTCCTATGTCTCTAGTCATTTCACTCCTAACTTACAAGTATCTGGATTATCTGTAAAGGTAAGAGATTCTATTAAGCTAGATACAACTCAGGTATACAGCAACACAACAGACCCTGATTCAATTCTTTATAAGTTACAGCATAGTGCCTTAGCAGTTACCGCTCCCGGAATTTACCGGTATTGCCAAGCGGTAATGCTAGATTGTTATTCTATCATATATTCCTATGAGGACGACCCAATTCTTTTTGAAAACTTAACCCCGGGAGACCTAGACACAGATATTAATAATTGTTTGTTCCTATCTGACTACTTCTCAGGTCATGAAGATACCGCAGATTTAGCCAGTTTATACAATGACTTGATGGTTGAGTTTGGGGTTATAAAGAACTTTTTGGCGGACCTGCAAACAATGGATAAGGAGACAGTAGAGACTTATGGCACGGTATAGAACACATACTGTTAGATATGGCGAGACCATGCAGTCCATTGCCTCTATTGAACTGGGTGATGTCTCCCAATGGATTACAATTGCCAAGTATAATCAGCTTGAATACCCTTACATTGTTGATACAAATGAGGATAAGCTAAAGAATGTTGAGCATTTAGTTACCATTGGTGATAAGATTGTTATTCCTGTTGATTCTACATTAACACAGGATGACTTGGACCATATGTCACAGAATGATAAGGAAGAGATTTCAAAGTTAGCTCTTGGCTCTGATTTATCTATGACTAATTTTCCTAGTTATTATGATGACAAAGGTACTCGGGATAACATTTTGCAACTTGATGGGGATAATCGTGGCGACCTAGCAGTTGTTGCTGGTGAAGATAATGTTAAGCAGTCAATTATTGCTCACTTATTAACACCTAAAGGGGCTTTGCTTCTACACCCGGATTATGGTTCTGATTTACATAAATTGTTTCAACCCGGAACGGTCCAGAATGCACTTCTGATTGACGACGAGATTTCTCGCACTATGTTAACAGATGGTCGTATCTCAAGTGTTAAGAAGCTTAGCAGTACCTTGTCAGGTACTAATTATTCTAGCAGTTGGGAGGTTCGTTTGGAAAGTATTGAAACTCAAATGGACTTTGTGATTAGCCGGGATGAAACTGGTAATTTTGCAATTGAGTAGAGGCTAAATAATGAAAACAAAAAGACTTTCTGATATTCTAGCGCGGTTGATTGATGTCACTACAGCTAGAACATCACAATTAACAGATTATACCCCGGGTTCCGTTATTCGGTCTATCTACGAAGCGGTTGCAATGGAACTTGAGAGCTATTATGTTTTACAAGAGGAAAACATATCTTGGGGTATTCAGCATGGGGTTCTGGACAGCTTTGGCTTTGTTCAACGTGAAGCTAAAGCGGCTTATGGTAATATTGATATTACTTTATATTCTCCTGCGGCGGCAGGAACTGTATTGCCAAAAGGTATGACCTTTACATCAAGTGATACTCAGTATCCGCAGACATATGTTCTACAGCAACCCTATCAAGTACCAGTTGGGGCCGTAAGTATTACGGTTCAAGCATTTTGTACACAAGTTGGGGCTATTGGTAACATTCCAGCGGGAAAGATTGATACTGCCACTAACTCAGCAACCGGGGTTTCGTCAGTAAACAACCCGCAAGACTTTAACACTGGTTCAGATGTTGAATCCACAGCCGAAGTACGTAACCGGTTTCAGAGCTTTGTTGATACCCGTGGTCGTGCAACTTTGAAGGCAATGGATTATGCGGCACGTCGGGTGGCAGAAGTCACTGGTGTATATGTATATGAAGAGGTTGGCAAGATTACGGTTTATGCCCATGATGCTAATGGGGATTTACCAGATGACGTAAGGAACGAGATTATTGACTCCGAGGAAGCTTATCGTCCAGCGGGTATTCCTTGGGATGTCGAACCAGTAACAAAACGGAATATTGATGTTCAGGTAAGCATCACTGCGACAAACATAACATTATTACCAGACGACTTTGAGGATAATCTTGCACAGATGGTTACTAGCTACCTTGATAACTTTAATGCTGGTGATGACCTCATTCTTTCAGAATTGATTGCCCGGATTATCAACTTCTCTCCGCTTATTTATGATGCGACATTGGTGGTTCCAGTAATGAACGTACAGGTTGCCCCAAGTGAAATTGTTCGGGCCGGAGATGTAACAGTAATAATTGCAAACGAGGCGGAATAATGAACTTTTGGCGAAACTTACACCCGCTCTTAAGGCGAGATGAAAATAGAGATTATGGTTCCGCTAATTATGCGGTTCTAAGTTCGCTTGCAGATAGTTTGTCTGATGCTGAACAAGATACAATCTCTAAGAAAGCACAACTGATTTTGAGCACCGCTTCCGGGTTATACCTAGATGAGTGGGGTTCATGGTTTGGGGTTATCCGTAAGCCTAATGAGAATGACAATGATTACCGTGCCCGTATCAAGTGGTATCTGCTTGTTCCCCGCTCCACTATTGAAGGTATTATTACCGGCATCCAATACTATCTGGATGACGCAGGCGCTAAGATTAGTGTCTATGAGCCTTGGCACAATATTTTCTATACCAATAAAAGTAAACTTAATGGTGTTGACCATCTGCAAGGGTTCTATTATCGGTTCGCGGTAATTGATGTACGAATCGACCGGCCTATGTCTAAGGCAATTAG